TGGTGGTGGAAGTGGAGCTGATTCTGGTGGAACTGGTGGAGCTGGTGGAACTGGTGGTGGTGGAGCAGGCGGAAGTAGACCTGGCCCAGGCGGCACTGGACAAGCAGGAACAGCAGGCACAGCAAATACTGGCGGTGGTGGCGGTGGAGCTGGAGGTGGTCCAGCAAATCAAGCTGGTGGTGCAGGTGGCTCAGGAATCGTATTAGTAAAAGAATTAAATAAAGCAACTGGTGTGTGGTCAATGCAAAGTCAATTTCAAGCAAGAAAAGATGATACTTGGCCTAAACCATCGTTCACAGTAAATTATCTAGTAATCGCTGGTGGAGCTGGTGGTGGTATAGGTGCCTCTCCAACATTTACTGCTGGTGGTGGAGGTGGAGCTGGTGGTTATAGACATACTACAGCTAATTTATTTGGAGGTGGAACATTTGCCGTAGTAGTAGGTGCTGGAGGAGGAGTTTCAGGTAATGTTGCTTTATCTACTAGGCAAGGGAGTGTATCAAGTTTTGATGCTTGTGGAGCTTTAGAATTAGTATCAGCGGGTGGTGGATCAGGTGCTGATGGTTTTTGTGGACAACCAGGAACAAGTCCTTTCCCTTCTAATTACAAAGGGGCAGCTCAAGCTGGTGGATCTGGTGGTGGTGGAGCTTGTCAAGGATCAAGAAGATGTGGTGGAGCAGGTAATACTCCTCCAACAAGTCCAGCACAAGGTAATCCAGGAGGAAGTGCACCAGGTAGCACTGGTGATGCTGGTGGTGGTGGCGGAGGTGCTGGCGGTACTGGTATATCTCCAACATCAAACCCATCATTCCCTGATGATACAGGAGGAACTGGTGGAGCAGGATCTTCTGCTTGGCCAGGTGACTGTACAGTAAGAGCCGGTGGTGGTGGCGGAGGTGGTGGTGGACCAAATAGTCCATCTCCTGGCGGTGGTGTTGCCGGAGCTGGAGGCTCAGGTGGTGGTGGAACTGGTGGAGCTGGAGCTCCAGGGAGACCTGTAAATACACCTCCCGCTGCAGGAACTGCTAACACAGGTGGTGGCGGTGGTGGCGGTGGTGGTGATTATTCTGGTGGTTCAGCAGGTGGATCAGGAGTTGTATTAGTAAGATTTCCAGGTAGCATATCTGCGAGCGTTACACCTTGCACAAATAGTATAGCGTGTGTTCCAGGACCTTCTACAGATAAAGTAGCAACCTTTACAGTGTCAGGAAATTTTGTTATAAGTTAATCTGTGAAAGTCATAGATAACAAGGTATCAAAAGCACTTCAAAATAAAATTGAAGAGTATTTTTTACACAATAATTTTCCATGGTATTATAATGATAATTCACTAGGTAAATACGTTCCTAAAAAGTATAAAAATCTAACTAAAGACAGTTTTAATGAATTTCAATTAACTCACAAGTTTGTAGATAAAGGCAAAGTAAACTCATCTCATATAAACATAATTATTGATTTATTACATGAATTAAATATGGAAGGATCCCATATTTTAAGATGTAAGGCTAATTTAAAATTTAAAAGTAATACAAGAAAAAAACATAATGGATTTCATGTAGATCATAAAGATCCCCATGAGGTTATGATATATTATGTAAACGATAGTGATGGGGATACTTATTTAAAAGTAGGAAAAACAACTAAAAGAATAAGTCCAAAAAAAGGCAGAGTTCTTTGTTTTGATGGTAAAATAATGCACGCAGCCAACCACCCTAGAAAAATAAATAAAAGGTTGATTATAAATTTTAATTTGGTAAAAAAATCACATTAAAAATGAAAGTAAAAAGATGAATTTATTTAACCATTACTATTATTTTACAGGAGTAATCCCCCATAAAATTTGTGATGATATTGTAAGATATGGTAAAACATTGTCTGATCAAATGGCCTTAACAGGTGGACTAGGAGCTGATCCAAAAAAATTAAATAAAAAACAAGTTAAAGATTTAAAACAAAAAAGAGATTCTAATATTGTTTGGATGAACGATAGATGGATTTATAAAGAGATACAACCTTACGTTCATAAAGCAAATAAAATGGCTGGTTGGAATTTTGATTGGGATTTTTCTGAATCTTGTCAATTTACAAAATATGATAAAGGTCAGTATTATGATTGGCATTGTGATAGTTGGGATAGGCCTTATCAAACACAAAATCCACAAGATCCCACTCATGGTAAAATAAGAAAATTATCTGTGACCGTTTCTTTATCTGATCCAAAAGAATATAAAGGTGGTGAATTAGAATTTGATTTTAGAAATTTAGATCCAGATAAAAAACCTAATATTAGAAAATGTAAAGAAATATTACCAAAAGGTTCTGTTATTGTTTTTCCATCTTTTGTATGGCATAGAGTTTGTCCTGTTAAAAAGGGATCAAGATATAGTTTAGTAATATGGAATTTAGGATATCCGTTTAAATGACACCTACAATTCATAAATATAAAAATTTTTTAAAACCAAGTGAGTGTGAATATTTTATGAATAAACACTCAGAGTTTTTTAATCCAGAAAAAGATGAAAGAACTTTTAGCCATAGAAACACCCAGGTTATTACTGTTTACCCTTTTTCAAACACTCATACAAATTTTACTTATGAAGCTAAAAAATTAAATGGACGTCTTGATTCTGCTGTTAAAAAAATAAATAACAAAGGTTTTGTTAATTATTTTCAAATTGTAAAATGGTTAGAAAATTCTGATCAAAAGGTTCATTTAGATTTTAAAAATCATTACTATACTAGTATTATTTATTTAAATGATAATTTTGAAGGAGGAGAGACCATGGTTGATAATATAAAGATAAAACCTAAAAAAGGATTAATGATATTATTTAGTGGAAATAAAATTAAACATGGTGTAAATATGATTAAAAAAGGAGAGAGATATACAATACCTTGTTGGTATACAAAATGAGCATGACATTTCCAAATCAATTAAATTTAGAACATTATTTTCCTTGTCCTATTTGGTGGGCTGATCAACCTAAATTTGTAAATAAATTAAATAAAGCTTCTGATCCTTATATTAAAACATCTCAAAAAAATTTAAAAAAACAAATTAATGAAAGAAATAAAAAATTTGGTGATAAAGGAGACATGGGTAATGTATTTCATTCTACAACTTTAATAGGCGATCCTAAATTTAACGATTTAGTAAAATATATTGGTGCAACAGCACATAACTTATTAGGCGAAATGGGTTTTGATTTAAAAGACTATCAAGTATTTACAACTGAAATGTGGGTTCAAGAATTTGCTAAAAAAGGTGGTGGACATCATACTTTACATACACATTGGAATGGACATATATCTGGATTTTATTTTTTAAAAGCTAGCGAAAGAACATCGATGCCTGTTTTTGAGGATCCAAGACCTGGAAACTTAATGAATTTATTACCAGAAAAAGATAAAACAAAAGTTACGACTGCAACTTCACAAATACATTTTAAAGTTAAACCTGGTCGTATGATATTTTTTCCATCTTATATGCCACATTTATATAGTGTGGATATGGGATATGAACCGTTTAGATTTATACATTGGAACTGTCAAGCAATACCGAAAGGAGTACTTAATGTCGTTCAAAAAAAATAAATATAGTGTTTTAAAAAAAGCAATAAGCAGAGAAATGGCTGACTTTTGTTATGCCTATTTTTTAAATAAAAGAAAGGTTGCAAGATTTTTATTTGATCAAAGATATATATCTCCTTTTACAGAGGAGTGGGGAGTTTGGACAGATGAACAAATTCCAAACACATATTCACATTATGCAGATCTAGTGATGGAGACTTTATCACAAAAAGTAAAACCTATTATGGAAAAACACACAGGTTTAAAATTATCTGAAACATACACTTATGCTAGAATATATAAAGAAGGTGATGTTTTATCTAGACATAAAGATAGATTTAGCTGTGAGATATCTACAACACTTAATCTTGGTGGTGATGATTGGCCTATCTTTTTAGATCCAACAGGTGGAGAAAAACAAGCTGGTATTAAAATTAAATTAGAACCAGGCGATATGTTAATATATTCTGGTTGTGATTTAGAACATTGGAGAGAAGAATTTAAAGGTGACCATTGTGGTCAGGTATTTTGTCATTACAACAAAAAAGGCTCTAAGATGGCTAAAGAAAATGAGTTTGATACGAGACCATTTATAGGGCTACCTTCATGGTTTAAAGGCTTTAAATTACCAAAATAATATAGTAGAATAATAATCTGGCGGGAGATATGCCACCACACCATCTCCTGCCTGATTATTATAGGATTATTATGCTACAAAAAATAGGTTTTCAACCAGGTATCAATAAACAAGTTTCAGCTACAGGGGCAGAGGGTCAATGGATAGACTGCGATAATGTTAGATTTAGATATGGTATTCCAGAAAAAATAGGTGGTTGGAAACAATTAGGAGCTAGCGCTCTTACAGGAGCAGGTAGAGGTCTTCATCATTTCGTAAATAGTAAAGGTAGAAAATATGCAATCATAGGAACTAACAGAATTTTATATGCTTTTTCTGGAGGTATATACTATGACATACACCCAATCAAATCTACAACAACGCTTACTAGTGCATTTAGCACAACCAATGGATCACCAACTGTTACAATAACTTTCAGTGGTTCTCATGGTATTAATGAAAACGACATAATATTATTAGATAATTTTTCTGCAATCACTAATTCTAATTTTGGTGCGTCTGATTTTAATGATAAAAAATTTATGGTGACATCTGTGCCATCTACAACAACGATAACAATTACAATGCCATCAAATGAATCTGGATCTGGTGCAACAACATCGGGTGGCATTAGAGTTCAACACTATTATCCTGTGGGTCCAGCTGTTCAAGCAAAAGGTTTTGGTTGGTCTCTTGGATCTTGGGGTGGTTCTGTCGCTGGAGTTGCAACCACAACTTTAAGTGCAGGTATTAATAGCAGTCAAACAACAGGTATTATATTAGTAGATGCTTCTTTATTTCCAACAACTGGTACAAACTTTGTTAAAATTAATGATGAAGAAATATCTTACACAGGCATTAGTGCATCAAATGAATTAACTGGTGTAACTAGAGATGTGAGAGGCACATCACCATCATCACATAACGGTGGAGATACAGTTACAAATACAACTGACTTTGTTGCATGGGGTGAAGCTGCATCAGGCGACTTAGTTCTTGAACCAGGTATGTGGTCCATAGATAATTTTGGTGACAAAGCTATTTGTTTAATTCATGACAGTGCTGTTTTTTCTTGGGATTCTAGTTTAGCTAATGCAGAGACAACAAGAGCTGCAATTATAACTGGAGCACCTACTGCATCAAGACATATGGTTGTATCCACACCTGATCGTCACTTAGTTTTTTATGGAACAGAAACAACAATAGGTAGTCCACTAACACAAGATGATATGTTTATTAGATTCTCAGATCAAGAAGATATAAATACATACACACCTACAGCAACCAATACAGCTGGTACACAAAGACTGGCCGACGGATCACAGATTAGAGGAGCGATTAGAGGTCGTGATGCATTATACGTTTGGACAGACACAGCACTATTTACACAACGTTTTGTTGGTCAACCATTTACGTTTGCTTTTTCTCAAGTTGGAACTAACTGTGGATTAGTTGGACAGAATGCATGTGTAGAGGTTGATGGTTCTGCATATTGGATGTCAGAGAACGGTTTTTTTAGATACGCTGGTAAATTAGAATCTTTATTATGTTTAGTGGAAGATTTTGTATATGATGATATAAACTTAGGATCAGGTAACCAAATGGTATCTGCTGGTTTAAATAATTTGTTTGGTGAAATAACTTGGTTCTATCCAAGTTCTAGTTCATCTGTTGTTAATAAAATGGTGACTTATAATTATTTTGATTCATCACCACAAAGACCCGTGTGGACTGTTGGAACATTAGCTAGAACTATGTGGAGAGATTCAGCAGTATTTGGTAAACCACATGCAACAGAATATAGTGCAGGAGTAGACACATCTTTTGATGTTGTAGGAAACACGGATGGAACAACAATATACTATGAACACGAAACAGGGACAGATCAGGTAAAAGGATCTGTCGTAACAGCGATAACATCTAGTATAGAATCTGGAGACTATGACATTACCCAACAACAACAAGGTGTAGCAACTTTTAGAGGAGATGGCGAGTTTCTTATGAAGATAAGAAGATTTATACCTGATTTTATATCTCAAACAGGAACAACAAGAGTAACTTTAAATTTAAGAGATTTTCCAAATGACTCACAAGCTAGCTCTTCTTTAGGACCATTTGATGTTACATCTAGCACAAAAAAAGTAGATACACGTGCTAGAGCTAGAGCTGTGTCTTTAAAAATTTCTAATACCTCATCTAATCAAAGTTGGAGATTAGGAACATTTAGATTAGACATACAACCAGATGGACGTAGATAATGGCAAAGATAGTACAAGTATTAACAAGACCAGCAAAAGAATATGATTTGTTTACAGCGGAGGCACAAGTTAGAGATCTTGATGCAATCGTTGAAAAATTAAACACTACATTTCAAGAAGAATTAAAAGAGGAGGTAGAAGCATTTAACTTCTTTTTAAATTAATGGCTAATAGATTTTTAAATAAAAAGGTAGATTTAACTACAACAGATCTAACAACATTGTATACAGTGCCAACTGCTACAACTACTGTTGTTAAATCATTATTAGTTTCTAATGATGCAGGATCTGGCTGCAATATAGATGTTACTTTAGTAGATTCTAGTGGTAACAT